TTTTGCCCATCCCCTTTAATAATATTTGTTATTTATTTGTTTTATTGTTATTTGTTTTTTTTATACTTAAATCTTTTTCTTTTATTGACATGTTGTCTCTATGCTTTTCCATGTCTTGATCTAAGGCTCTAGTCTTTATTCCTAGTTCTTTTTCAAACTTAGCAAGATCTTCTTCAGTGTCTTCTTGTTCAACACCTCTTTCTTGGCTAAGAATATTAAGTCTATCAGTCTCTGCCTTTAGTTCTGCAATGTATCTCTTAGTTTCATCTTCTTGCTGGAACTTATCATCTTCTTTTTGCATTTGAGCTTGTTGAACCTCCATAGCTTGTTGTTGCTGTTGTTCAAATTGCTTTTGCTGTTGCTCACCTTGTTTAGCCTGAGTCTCTTTCATGTCTTTCTCATTCTTCTCTATCATTCGCTGAACTTCTCTTACACTAGGAGAGTTGTATATTTTCATTGCCGTAGAGAATGATAACATCTGATTTTGTAATCCCATTTGAACCATGCTATCAAGCCTTTGTTCCATTTGATTTACAGAGTTGTCGTTACTCATTTGTATTCCGTACTCTTCTTCAGCAAACTGATCTCCATCAATTTCCATTAATTGCTTTGTCATATCGTCAGCAATATAGGCAAACTTCTTTGAATTACCTTTCAATGCAATCTTTGCAGTCTCTAAAAGTATCTGGAAACATCTTTTCTTACAAAGATCATGCATGTTAAACAGCTCTTCCGTAATATGGTTTGATTGGCTAACAGCTCTCTCAATACCACCAACAGTTTCTCTGTTCTCAGTCTGTCCAAGTCTTTGTCTAGACACTCCTGTTATTTCATCCATCTGAGCCTTAGCAAAGTCCATCATTTGTATATGGGTTTGGATAAAATCACCAACTCTTTGCTCAAGAACTTTACCGGTAGTATTTCCTACTGATCCAGCAAGCTTACCTTTAGCCTGTCCTCTTTGACCTTCTTTAAAACTATCTACTACAGAGATACCAGACTTTCGTGCAAAGTATAACCATTTTGTAATTGACCAGTCTTTAGGTATTTTTGCAATATCAAGTTCTATAATAGAACCCATGTATTTAGCCATTGCCTCATTTACTCTGTACCATGATATGTCATAAAGGTACTGGAATGGTTTAGCTCTGTCTACTAGCGATACTGCTTGTGCGTCATTTGTATTATATATCTGACCAACAATACCACAAGAGTTGAAGCTTGGTTGGTTAAATTTATTGTATTGTATTTCTCTAGGCTTGATCTGTACGTATATGTCTTTACCTATCTTAACACCTTTCCACCATTGGTTTACCCAGAACTTTTCCCAAGTCTCACCCATGTTCTTGTCAAGTATGTAGTCTTCATTTCTGTACTTTACTTGCTCTTGTCCTTGCTCATCAAGGAATGTAACTTTATATACACACTTCTTAGATTTCCAAAACATTCTTAACACTCTTATGTTACCGTTCCCATCAGTGTATGTGCCTTTACCTTGAGCACCATTAAACACTCCAGAAGCATCTAAGAATGAATTTATGTTTTCTCTTTGTAGTATTTCGTATCCTGTCTTGTCATCAACTTGCCAGCTTTCTCCGTCAGAGTCTTTTCCATTTGATCCGCTAAATCCACCATCTTCTAAAGACAAAACTTCCTTGTCCTTAAGGTCTTGATAGAATGTATCTTGTATTTTACCAGGACTCCAGTAATCATCAATAACTATAACGTCAGCATCTTCCATTCTATTAGAATAACCTGATCTTAACGTGTATACTTTGTGTGGGTTTAGTTTCTCAAAAGTAACTTCACCATTAACAATATCAAAAGCGTAAGCTTCTTCTCCGCCAATAAGTGCGTCCTTAAATCCTTGTTGAAACTTGCTCTGCATGTCAAGCTCAGCTATATAGTGTCTTACTAGTAGGTTAGCTCTTTTCTCTCTAAGATCCTGGTAGTCAAAGTTAATGTACTCTGCAAAATCTTCAAGCTCTTTAGCTAACTCTTCTTCTGATGCGGCACCAGCCTGTAGCATTTCTTGTATCTTCTGATCAATCATTGCTTTCTTGTCTTTCTTTATACTAGACAATGTTTCTGGATTGGTAATACTAGCAGCCCAGTCAAACTTTCTTCTTGACTCTTCTCCAACTAGTACATTTACCCTTGGTGTAATTATAGGGTAGTGCTGTATAGTGTCAGGAACATAGTACTGCTCCATCTCGCCTGGATTAATTACAAGCTTTAAATCCTTCATGTCTATAATACCATTATAGAGGTTTTGATTTATAACCTTGTCTTTAACCTTCTTCCTAGTAGTCTCGCTACCTAAGAAGCTATTGTTATCAGCCCAGTCTAGGTGAGCCTTTCTCCAAGTTGGATTCTTTTTCTTAAAAGAAAGCTTTTGTCTTGGAAATGTTTTTATTGATGACATATTTTATTTTTTACAAAATTACGTTATTATACTTTTTTTTTACATTATTTCTTATAGCTCAAATGTTATCTCTCTCCTAACACACCACTGTTTATAACCCTTTGCCAATTCTTGTCAATGAAGTCGTCACCCATCTCGGTAAAATGGTTATCTCCATTATCTTTTTCGTCATATTTGTCTATGAGCTTAAGCCTGTCTTCTCGCAGTATCATTACCATGTCCATAGCAGAACATCTGTCAAAGTTACCGTCAGGATTCCACGCTATACATTCTTTTATGTAACCTATACTTCTTATTCTTCTTAAGTTAGGAACACTTACCACAACAGAGGCCCCAGTATCGTCAACAGTATCTGTTTCAAACTGAGACAACATCCATTGTCTTTGCAGTGTCTTACCTAGCTTTATTACTTCTTTTGTTGTCCTAGTACCCTTGGCTCTGTTACCATGCAACACAGATTTAACTATATCCATATCTCTTAGTATTTCTGGAGTGTCAGACAGCAAATACAATGCGTTGTTATTAGAAAAGTATGAAAACATACCCTTCAGGTTATTCTCGTAGTTTGTCCTGGCGTTATAGAACTTTGTTAGCCTAAGACATGTCTCGTAGAAATCAGACGCTAATACAGGCCTTCCTGTGTATTCTGCAACTATCTTATCAGTCCACAAATCAAATATCATTATTGTAGCCAAAGATCCATTTACAGTGTAGTCATTATCTACAGGATCGACACCACCAATATACCTGTCTCCGTACACCTGATTGTTTCTATCTTTGTGAGGCATCTCAAATATCTCTATAGCTCCATCAGAATCTCCACCTTTTACAGTAAATGGGTAATCTCTAATAGGAGTAATGTCTCCTACAGTATTCCATACTACTCCACCTAAATTGTCAGTAGATAATCTACCAACCCAGTGCTCATCAGTGAATGATTCCATTCTAGGCATTATCTCTTCTAGTAAATCTCTAAGATCTGCTACAGGAAATGCTGACCCCTCTTTTCTCATGATCGCTTCTTGAGGAGTAATAGGGTGTTCTGCCTTTAGCTGTATAATAGCATTAGGGTCCGAAGCACCATACTTTGTTTTTATTCTGTTCTTTACCGTAAGCATAAGTGCACCAATAACATCGCTGTTACCATCCTCGTCATACTTACCTTTAAAGTTCATGTATGTTCCAAAGAAAAATGCACATTTACCTTTGCCGCCTGTGTTCTTGTCAAACACATTAGGCATATCCTGTATGTTGTAACCTTTTGAGTTGTAAAATATTTCTTCTAAACCCTCAAAGGCTGCACCCTCAGTACCACCTGTACCGTATGCATTCATTAATCCAAAGGCAAAACCATCTTCTTCTACTGATGGCCTAGCAATACCCCATGCGGTTAGGAAGTTGTCAAACTTACCTGCTTCCTCCCATTCTATGAGAGACCCCCTTTTACCACGGGCTTTTTCTGGATCATTCTTAAGCGTTACTCCCATGACCTCGTTAAGAGTACCCATGTCAGTACCAGACTTATTATCTTTTCTACCCATCTTCCATTGCATGTCATTCATGGAATCCTTTAGGGATCTGTTCCCTGGGAATCCAGTATTGACTGCACAGAAATCTGCAATAGCTATAAACTTGTTTAGAACACCATCCTTAGTTAAGTATTCTTTCTCATTTGCTATTGCGTATGACTTTATTTTCTTTCTTGCGTGCTCATACTCTCCTACGATAAAGTTCCTTGATAGTTTTGACCCACCTTTAAATGAGAAACCAGAACCCCTTTTCTTTAGAGTAGCTGTATGCTTACCTGCATTCCTTGCCTTCTCTAAGTAGTGATAGAATAAGTAATCACCATCATAAGGATTAGGAAAGTCTTCTACCCTACCTGCCATCTTTGTTCCTTCTACAGAAGCAACTTTTAGTATTGGAGAGTAGTTCCAATAGAAGTATAAGTATCCAGGAATCCATTCACCATCACTAGGTCTTACCAATCCCTCTCTGCATCTTCTAGCTTCTTCTTTCCAGAACTTAAAGTACTCACTATTAGGGTTTCTATTCTGTGCAAGCAAAGAGTATACTCCGTGCTTTTGGTAATGCAAAGCTGCTTCCCTAAAATAATTCATATCCTCTAAGATATGTGGGTTGGTAACATCAACAATAATCCTTCCTTCGGGATCTAGTTCTCTTACCTTAGCCTTAGGGTCTGCTGGGCTTAGTTCATAAAATGGATTGTTCCATCTATCTAAGTCACAAGCTCTTTTTCTTTCTGGACTAGTTAGATTCTGTATAAATTGTATACTATCTATTACATCCAAAAGATCTCTCTTCTCTTCTTGTTCAAGAGAGTCCATCATAGCCTTGTCTAGCTGTGTCTGATATTTATTGAATATTCTTGTCTCCATTATATTCCCATATCATCAAACACACCTGTCTGTCTGTTACCAGACTGCGTCTTAAGTTCTTTTTCTTTTATAACTTCTTCTTCTATCTGATTAAGTGCCTTTACTAGCTTAGGTATTTTTTCCACGGCAGTAACAACCTTGCTTATATCAAAGATAGGTTTATTTGTTTTTAAATCTCTTTCGTTAACATCTACAACGTCAAGGAATGTAG